GCTTGTAAATCATTAATATTGCCGTCAGTAAATAAAGCTTTTACTTCTGGTAATACTCGTTTATCAATCTCATTATCCCCATTCACAGGAACAGAAGGTTTAAGACTAAACTTACCTCCAATAATTGTAAAATCTAATAAACAATAACCAGCGTGTTCAAAGATAAAATCTCTTAAATTCAATTTAGATGAAATTGTTCCATCCCAAAAGAATTTATTCTTTTTACAATAATCAGCAGCATTAGCCATTGCTGGTCGATCAACAGAATTTGATCCAACAAGTCTTCCAGCTCCTATTTCTGAACTTGTTAATAAGGCATAAGTAATTTCTGGAAATAAATTAGAAGCTCCTGTACCACTGGTATTTAATTTTTCTACTTTTACTCCTTGCTTAAAGTAAGCAGAAAACTGACTAAAGTTTGTCCACTCTTTTGAACTATTAATTCTTATACCAGCAAAAGCTAAATCACTATACTTAGCAGCTCCAATTTCATTACCGTTATTATCTGTCTTTGGTTTTAGTATTTCATTTACATATACAATTTCATGTTCGGGTTCGTTTCTATTACTATTTTCATCTCCTTCATATACGTTCCAATCAGCTAAAGCATCAAATGGACTGAAGTTTTGTGCTGCTCTAGTAGTAATTGTAACTGCACCTACGTTTAATACTATTTGTATTCTTTGAGGTAAACCAACACCTGCTTGATCTGATTGACTAGGAATATAAACAACATCACCGTTGATGTAACCAGTACCTAAGTTATTAGGATCTAATGACCAATTTGCTTTGTAGTAAAACGATCCAGATGTATATTCATATCTTTCAACAGTTAAATTAACTTTTAAACCAGTACCACTTCCTCCAATAAGACTTACAGATCCACTAAAATGTTGTAAGGCAATGATAGTTGTAGTTGTTGTTATATATCGTTGTTCAGCAACCCAAAAAGTATGGTTGTCATTATTTGGATGAAAATAAACTTCAGGACTTAAAACAACATATCGACTACCGCCAAATTCAAAATAAACATTAGGCCAATCACCATTTCCATCTGCAAAGTTATAACTAACTTTTTCCGTTCCAAAGCCATACAAAGACCATTGATGCCCTACATATCCTGTATATGGAGAATTTGTTGCTGCACTAAATAAAACTATTACTTTAGAAGGATCACCATTAAATCTATTTACAGTTTGCCATCTCTGATCTGTAATTGTTCCGTTAAAACCAGGATTCTCAACCCAACTTGTTAAACCAGTTGATGTCCTTACATTTTTAACAATGCCTGTTGTACTAACAGTAGATTCACCTAATTGCCACTCTGGATTAGAAGCTTCGCTTTCATCAATTGTGTATCCTTCATCTCCAGAAAATGCAACATCAAAACTACCAAAAGAAGTACTTGCTGAAAAATGAGATACTTGTGCAGTACCACTTCCATCAGTTGCTAATAAGTTAAATCTTCTATTCCATTTTTCGTTTCTAGTTATATAGTTACCAGGATAAGGTTTAAATCTAAATTCATATTGTTCTTGATCAGGATGGGAAATAGTAATAGCATTATATTGTGCTTCTGGTGTGTTTCCTTTTACAGCAAATAAACCAGTATGGTTAGACAATCCATTAATTAAATCTTGCCAATTAGAATCTCCTACTTGCCTTGCTTGCAACATAAATAACGAAATTCTTTTTGCATATTTATTAACTTGACCTAATTGTATTTGTGTTCGATCTTCAAATGCTTTCTTTAATGCTTCTTCATTAGGTTGTGTGCCTACATTTGCAAAATTGATACGTTTAAATACAGTTGATTTAATTCCTATTTCTGTTACATCACATTTTCTATTGTTAGATACAGTTCCTAATGCAACTCTTTGAGCTGTATAAATATCATGTCCATAATATAAATCTTTAGTACCTCTTCCATAATTAAATTCAGTACCACTAATGATTTGTTGCCAAAAGATAGGTGCTAAATCACTTAAACTATAAACAGGGTCAGTATCTTTACTACCACCAAAACTAAAGCCTAAATGATTTGGATCGTACCATTCAGGGTTATCACAATGAACACCTAAATCTTGACCGTTAACAGGTAAATCAACTTCTCCTGCTTCTATTACTTTAAACGTATAATTTTTACCTTCTTCAATTCTGTAAGGAACTGGATCATTAGTTTCAGTACAAATAACAACAGCCGTTCCAAATAAATATTGTTCTCCTACTGTCAAAGTGCTATCTGTAGTTTCTCTAATTGATGTAGTAAAACCATCAACATCATCTACACCGTGAGGTCTATAGTTAAAAGCATCTGCATTTCCTTCTCCTTCAATTACTTGATAACCAGCCGTACTTTGATCACTGTCATATTTACGTTGTAAAGCATTACTTTCACCACTTGGATTAATACCAACAATTTGATAAGTAATTAAATCTCCTTCATTAACAGAACGTAGTCCTTTTGTTGTGCTACCTCCTACTTTTATAATTCCAGCTCTTGTAGGCCATCTTGCAAATTCAACTTTTTTTCTTTTTCTCATCATGTCCTTAATTGATTCTTTTGAAGAACCTCTAGGATCACGAATTAAGTCATAAGGTAATCTGCAAATCTGAGCATTAGGAACAGGAGCATAAACACCAAAAGCTGTTTGTGTTGTAGGGTTTCTTGCTCCACTAAAAGATTTACTGGTTAATGTTGGAACGCTTGTACCAGCTTTATTTGGTACACCAACAACAAAAGGATCATTAGCGTTAAAAGTTAATTCAGATTCGTTATATCTATCTGCTTCAATAATTCTGTTATCTCCAGAATTACTCCCATCTCTAAAATAAAGACCAACTTTATAAGCGTTATAAGTATTTAATAACGTATCTCCTACTGCATAACCTTCATAATCAGGTTCAGCTCCTATCGTTCCATGAGAAAACAAAGTAAGTGCTTTTAATTGCTGGTATCTGCCAAGGCTGACAAATTGTGACCATAACAATTGACTATTAACTCTTACCCCACCAAAACCACTTTGTTCTAATGAATTAGCAAAGATTAAAGGAATTGAATCACCTATATTTGCTAACTCTTGTATTGAATTAAAAGAAGCTTGTGGAGCAAATCTTGTATTACCAATTGCATCAGCAGTTCTTCTAGAACCACCTTGCTTTAATGCTTTTGGTTTAGGTGTTAACAGGTAAGAAACAGTTGCAGCAGCTACAGCTATTCCTATCTGAATTAAAGCTTGTTGAACGCCTTCTCTTGCTAAAAACAATGAAACTGCTTCATTCCTAATATCAGGAATTAATTCATATCCTTTTGGTCTTTGTCCGTTATAGGCAGCAACCGTATCTTGAAAATACCAATACTCATCTTCACATAAACCTAAAAGCTTACATAGTTCTACTTCTGCTGGTAATAGCAGCCTTCTACCATGAGGTTGTTTTGAGGACACCAAATCACCACCTGGCCTCCTAATGTTTTTTGGTAACTCAGCCATCCTTCCTCGTAAAACGCAGCCATGCCATAACAATCATCTGACTTGCAAAGACCAATTGTTCCTAGTTTAGGGGGTGATTCAACTCCCCACCTATTTAATTCTTCAAAAAACACGCTGTAATCTTTTTTTCTTAATCTTCGATACCAATCACGCTCTCCTTTTGGAACAGTAAAACCATAATTTGCTAACACCGTACGAACCAAAGATAAACAATCACCAGCTTTATGTTTTTCTGGATCAGCACCTAAACGATAAGGCAACCCAATTAATTGATGTGGCTTCATCTATTTTGAAGCGATCCAGTAATCGGTAAAGCTCCAACAATATCTCTTGTTAATACTTTGTCTGGAGCGTTTGCACCAACAGCATCAATAGCACTACTAAGAATTAATTCGATGCTTGATGGATCGTATGACATAGAAGAAGCCAACCAATTTTCTTCTGTTAAAATTCTGCTTTTTTCAAATGCTTCAGTCATTAAATAAGTTTCTACTTTTACGTGATATTTACTTAATACAATTTGTTGTGAATAATTCATACTTAACTCACTATTAGCAAGTAGTAAAGATGAAGTCATATTGTCTCCAGATCTATTGCGAGTAGCACCTTGATAAATAAACGAAAGGTATTGAAAATTATCAATGTTAGGAGATTGTCTTCCGTTTTGAAACTTGTCAGGAATATTTGCTACTGATCCATTTGGATTAGTAATAGTAATAAAATTAGTTAAAGCAACAAGACTCATAATCCTAAAGTAGATCTTCTACTGCGTGAATTTTGTAAACTAGATAATGTTCTAGTTTCACCAGCTCTTGCACCTCTAGCAGTAGCAGTTGCAATAATTTCACCAATAGCAGCCTTAGGAACAAACTCTTCAGAATTAAAGTTCAATATAGGCCCAGAGTAATTAACAGTAGTAGATCCTCCTGCACCTCCACCTGCATAAGACGAACCACCTCCAGCAACTACAGAATCGCCTCTAGCACCTGCTGAATAGCGTTGCATACTTGAAGCCATCTTTGATGCAGGAATTACATATTCGTTCTCTCCAGCTTCTCCTATAAGGCTAACTTCAGGTCTTGTAACATAACCACCTGTTGCTCTAGGAATAATAGGAGCAGTTCTTGACCCTGGATTTCCTGTAATTCTATTTAATTTTGGTGCAGGTTGAATAGCATTGGTAGGAGCACCTCCAAAACTAATACTTCCTACAAGAGCATTAATTCCAGCAGAAAGAAAAGCACTAGCTATTTGACTTGCAACATTAGCTAGAACATCAGATAAACTTTTGGTTCTATCAATAAGACCTTGAATTGCATTAGTCAAACCACCTGCAATTGCGTCTTTTATTTGCCCCCATAACGCTAATTGAACTTCTAAAGCATCAACTCGTCTTAAATCATTAGCAATTGCTTCTTGTTCTACAGTTGTTAAAGCATCTTTTTTGTCGTCAATTAATTGTTTGTTTATCTGTCTTATTCTTTCTTGTATTTTTGCTTCCTTATCTCCTAATTTCAAAGAATCTTCTAATACTTTTCGTTGCTCTTCTATATCTAAAGTAGTTAATTTAATTGTCATCATTCTATTTTCTGCTTCTAATCTTAAATCTTGTGCTTGAAGGATTGAAAGAGCTTCTACTTTTTGTTGTTCTTTAATACTTTCAATTAATTTTCTTCTATTATTTGCACCTGAACGACCTCCTCCTGACATGTTTTCAGCGTTTCCTAATTGTGTTTGCAAACTCATTAATTTGTCACTTGAAGCATTTTGAATAACTTCATTTATTGCTGTCTGACTATATTTCTTTGGCCCTTTAGATGCTCCAGGTAGCATTCCTAATTTGTCTAACAATGTTGCAATACCAGCAAATAATCTAGTCATGAATCTAGTCCAAGCATCTTGTAATCTTTTTGTACTTTCTCCAAATTTTTGTAAAGCTTCAACTCCATCCGAACCTACCAATCGTTTCATTTCAACCATTGCTGCGTTGAAAGCAGCTTGTGGCCCTTCTAGTTTTTTAATTAATTCAATACGAGTAGCTTGAGCTGTATTATTTGCACCTAAAGCTCTAATCACTTCTTCTGTATTCATAGTAGCTTTATTCATTGCTCTTCCTAACGTGTTCATTCCTTGAACCAACGTAGAAATAAGCTTGTCAAATTGTTGACCTATTGCACTAAATAAAATTTGAGCACCAAAGCCTTTCCCTCCTTTTTGTGCTATTGCACCTCCAACTCCACCAGCGACAGCACCAACTCCACCACCAAAGAGAAGAGGGAAACCAGCTCCAAGCATTAAACTTTCTCTAAATCTTCCTTGAATATCAGCACGTTTAGAAGCAGCCCTTCTTCTTGCTTTTGCACCTATTTTTCTAAGTCTACTTTCTTCTTTTAAAGTTTTTTCAGATTCTTTATAAGCACGTTCTAAACGTGAAACCTGTGCAGTTGCTTTTGATAAAGCTTGATTATATAAATTCTGATCACCTGTATCTGCGGCTGCAATAACACTTGCTGCTGTTTTTCTTGCTGTAGCAATTTGACTAGGCTTCGTAAAAGCTTTAGCTCCTTTTGCAGGGTCAATAGCATCTATTCGTTCTTGTAATCGTCTTCCTTTTTCAAAACCAATAGACCTCTTAGCAGAAGCTCTATTTAAAGCATTTAATTGTTCAACAACACGACTTAATTCAGATCCTAAAGCTCGATACGTTTGAATATTTCTAGCAGTAATTTTTCCATTTCTATCTGTTGTACTTCCAACTTCTACTTCTGCTTCTTGTAACTCTTGAAATCCTTGTTTTAATTTTTGAACTTGTGCATTTAATTCGACTCTTTTAGCACTTGGACGTTTACCTTCTCCACCTGCAAAATCGAGAGGAGAAAGACCTGCTGAACCTGCTTCTCTTATCTTTCTGCCAACCAATCCTTTTGCAGCACTAAGCTGCAATCTTTGTGTCAAGATTTTTTGTTCTATTTGTGCTCTTTTTAAGGCTCCTGCTTCTTCTCTTTTAATTAGCCTTTGTTTTCTCTGAATAACATCTAAATCTCTTTCAACAGATCTTTTTTCTGTAACTTGCCTTGCTTTTTGCATCCGCAATTCAGCGTATGCGTTTCTACGTCTATTTCTATCTGCATCTTTAACAAATCGTCCTTTTTTGTCCCTGGGCATATCAGGGTCAACCGTATTAAATTTTTGTTTTGCTCTATTTAAATTTGCATTAATAGCTTTAATTTTATTTTCTATTCGTTCAGCATCTTTTGCAGCATCTTTAAAAGTCTTTCCAAGATCTTTTACTTTCTTTAAATTCTGTATAACAATATTTATATTGGTATTCAGATCAGCCACAGTAAAATTCCCTCCAGTTTCTTTAGTTTACCTGCGTCTACGGATTTTTTGCATTTCTTCTTCTTGATCTTCGTTCAATATTTGAAAATAGGCACTCCAACCCAATATTTCATTCATCGTTAACTGACGGATCTCAGATAAAGATTTCCCTAATTCCTTTGCCACAGCAAATTGAAGCATTAACAAAGGATCTTTTCTAATCTCCGCACTTAGAATTTTGGGTCAATATTTTCTTCCTCTTCCTCTGAAATAACAGCAAGCATCAAAGCTTGAAGGTCAGAATCTCTTACTTCATTCTTTAAAACATCAATTTCACCAAGATTAAACAACCTTTGACCATTTTCATCTTGTGCTTTTGTCATCAAAAGTCTTAATGCAAATTCATTAGCATCATCAGACTTAGCTCCTTTTTGTGCTCTTTCTCTTTCTGCCATCGTTAGTGGAGCAACCCACATCTCAAATACTGTGCCATCAGATAAAGTAACTTCTTTTTTTGTCGCTTCTAGATTTGCAGCTTTCTTAAGTCGATCTATTGCTCTTAACGGTGATCGTGTAGATCTAGGACTAGATGTCATGATAAAAATTTATACAATTTTATTCTAACCTAATAGACAAGAAAAAACCCTGCACAAGGCAGGGCTTATAAAACATTCCAGTTCCGTTCTTATTATGAACGACTAAAATCAAATGTTGGTACTCCAGCAGGACGGAAATTAACTGTTACTGCTTGTGCATCATCAGGAGTCACACCTAAAGAAGCAGAAGTTAATGTTGCGTCAAAGCTAATAAAACGACTAAGAGTGTCACTTACAGTTCCACCACTATATACACGGTCTGTATAAAGCTTAAATGCTGCACCAACTTGTTGACGCTGAAGAACATCTTCAATCATGCGGTTAGAAAGAGAAGCATCTTCGTTTGTCATGTAAGCAGTTGCACTACCTGAACCATCA